CATGTCCGGCGAAATGATCGAAGCGAAGTTCCCGACCCTCGGCATGGACATCACCGAGGAATACGGCCAGCAGCCGCCGGCGACGACGCCGGACGGCGTGAATGTCCGCGGGTTTGAGACGCTGACCCAGCGGGACCGCGGTGGAAGCCGGGCCGGGTATGTCCGATACGTCGACGAACGGTTGCCTCTTGCTGCGGGGTGAGGATGCCATCGCAAGCCGACATCAACGCGGGCCTGTACCTGATTCAGTGCCTCGAAGTGATCGTGGACCCCACGACCGAAGCGCTGCCGATCGACTTCGGCACCAACATTCCCCTCGTCACAGACCCATCGTCCAACAACAACGCTCGCGGGCTGGGCGACCGGAACCCGCTGTACAAGGGCGTTCGCCGGCAGGTTCGCCGAGGCGGCTCGGGTGTGCAGCCGACCCGGAAGCAGCACGCTCCATTGACGGCGCGGGACAACACGAACAGCGCGGAGGTGGGCGGCGCCGTCGTGAGCAGCGACGTGCTGCTGAACGACACCTACACGGGCGAACCGACCATCACGATCGTCGCGGGTCCGGTCTTGGCCGGCGCTTCGGCGAGGGTCACGGGCGGCGGCAACGAATCGCTGATCGAGTACACGCCGCCGGCGACGGGGGACGGCGGTCAGGACCGCATTCGCTATCGGCTGCGGGCGACGGGCAACCGCGGCAGCGCGTTGGCGACGTTGCGGATCACCGTCACCGCCACCGGGCCGCAGACGAACACCTACGGCGCGTACACGGACCCGCCGAAGATCATGGCGTTGCGGTACTCCGCTGACGGGTACTTTCCCGGCTCGCTCGGCGCCTTCAGCATCAGTGTCGACAACACGACCCCGCTCGTGTTTGTCGAGGACACGGAGCCCGGCCCGTGGCCCGGCGACTGGCCGCCGATCGTCTCGTGCAGCGCGTTGGAGTTCGATGCGATGTGGGATGCGTTTGCGAACAGCGGCCCGCCGCAGCCGGGATTCCCCGGAGCATACCTCAACCCCGGTGGCGTGTTCACCGTGACGACGGCCGAAACCGCCGACCCGACCGTGCGCAGCCTCTCGTCGTGGTCCGTCACCCCTCCATGAGTGCAGAATGGCAACCACGATCCGCAGCAGCGGCGAAATGCTCGATGTCCACTTCCCCAAAGGCGGCATCGACCTCTCATTGCCCGTGTCCAAGCAGCCCGCCAAGCAACTCACGGACGGAACCTACGTCCGAACCGCCCCGGAGGGCGTGAACGTGCGTGCGTTCGAGGGTGTGACGAACCGCAGCCGAGGCGGGAGCCGGGCCGGGATCGAGAAGAAGTGGCCGCTGCAAGTGAGTGGTGCAGAGTTCGTTGTTCAGGACTTGGGAGTTGTCGCCGGAAACTTCACCGCACCGGGAGCGAATGCCGTGGCAGTCCAAACCTCGCAGAGCGGTCGCACGGTCCTGCTCGTGGCCGTCAGTCAGGGCCGGGTGTTCACGACCGTTCCCGGCTCGAACGAGTGGATCGAGGCGAACAACAACACGGGCGAGACGCCGGCGCTGAACTACTCGGGCATCATGTTCGCCACGACGGCGCAGCAGCGGATGTTCTGGGCGGACGGGATCAATCAGGTCTATTACGACGCGGTGACGAACACGCTGCAACCGTGGCTCGCGACCGCCGGCACGTTCCCGATCGACTCGGACAACAATCTTCCGCGGCTCATCACGACTTGGCGCGGCCGCATCGTACAGTCGGGGCTTCTCAAAGATCCTCAGAACTGGTTCATGACCGCGATCGACAACCCGTTCGACTTCGACTACGGCAAGGAATCTCCGGGGCCGGCCGACGCCGTGGCCGGCAACAACGCACCGCTCGGGCAGATCGGCGATGTCATCACCACTCTGATTCCGTTCAGCGACGACATGCTGATCTTCGGCGGGGATCACTCGATTTGGCAGATGAAGGGCGACCCGGCGGATGGCGGCCGATCGGACCTCGTGACAGACACGATCGGCATGGCGTGGGGGAAGCCGTGGTGCATGGACCCCTACGGCAACGTGATGTTCGTCTCGAACAAGATGGGCGTGTACCGCTGGACCGCGGGCCAGCAGCCGGTTCGCATCAGTCAGGCGATCGAGCAGTTGTTCCAAGCGGTGAACACGGGCGAGAACGCGATCCGCTGCCTCTGGGACGATCGGTTTCAGGGGATGCACGTCTTTGTCACCCCGCTCGCGGAGCCGGCCCCGGCCACGCATTTCTTCTGGGAGCAGCGAACGGGCGGCTGGTTCAAGGACGTGTTCAAGAACCCGAATCACAACCCGCTCTGCTGCTGCACGGTCGACGGCAACCGCTCGGACGACCGGGTGCCGGTGATCGGCTCGTGGGACGGGTACGTGCGGGCGGTGTCGCCGGACGCGTACACCGACGACGGCGAGGACATCGAGAGCTATGTGCTGATCGGGCCGTTCCTGACGGCGAACCTCGACGATGTGACGCTCTACTCGATTCAAGCGGTTCTCGGCGAGGCGTCCCAGCCGGTCAAGTACGAAATCCTCACCGGGGCGACGGCGGAAGCCGCCCTGAGTGCCAAGCCATCGGCCAGCGGGACGCTGAAGGCCGGACGCTCGCTCACGCAGCACGTCCGGCGGTCGGGGCACGCCATCTGGATCAAGCTCTCGTCGTCGGACGTGTGGGCGATGGAAACGCTGCGGCTTCGCCTCGGCACCCGCGGGGTCGTAAGGCAGCGGGGCCGGTGATACACTGATCGGCAGCACAAGAGGGGAAGGAATCCCATGCCAACACTCGCAACAGCAGGCGGCGGCGGCGCAGCGGCCCCCGGTGCAGGACTTGCATGGGGCGCCGGTGGTGGAGGCGGCGGGTGGGGCATCGGCGGCGGGCTCAACTTCGCCGGCATGGGTGCGGCCGCAAACATGGATTTCAGCGGCAACCCGGCCGCCCTCTCGGCGAGCTACGCCAACGCGTACAACGCCGCCCTCGGACTCAACTCCCAGAACTATCAGAACATCCTCGCCGGCTACCAGCAGACCGCGGGGAACCTGAACGCCGCCACGCAGCAGATCGTCGGCGGGTACAACGATTTGCAGACCGGGGTGCTGAACGACCTGAGCAACGCCGGCGCCACCCAGCGGCAGGCCATCAACGACACCTATGCGAAAGAGCAGGGTGCCGCGATGCAGCAACTCATCAACCGCGGCCTCGGCAACACGACCATCCAGCAGGGCGTTCAGCGGGGGCTCATCTACGATCGCGAGAAAGCGAACGTCTCGCTGGCCGAGCAGATCGCCAACCTGAAGGCGTCGTACCGCTCGAACCTCGGGCTCGCGGGCCTGAACTACCAGAACCAAGCCGCGCTGCAGAACGCGGCTCAGGCCAACCAACAGCTTCAGTGGATGAACTCGGTGCAGGCGCCCTACCCCGACGCGGCGGCCTACTCGCGGCTCGCCGAAATGTGGGGGGCCGCGCAGGAAGCCGAGAAGAACCGGGCACTCATGTCGCAGCTTCAGTCGGGCATGGGTGGCGGCCAGTTCGGCGGCGGGTACTCGGGCATCCGCGGGTCGGCGTTCGGACCAAGCTGGGGGCGGGTGGTGAACCCGCTCGCCGGCGATTCGTTCGCAGTCCCACCGAACTTCGGCGGCGGCGGGTGGCTCGGCGGCGGGATCGGAGGGGGCTACAGCGACCCCGTGAACGTGAGCCCGCTGGCATGGGGCGGCGGCGGCGATTGGGGCGGCGAAGATTACAGCGATCCGACCGGGCAATGGGCAGGCGGCCCGGTCGGCGGCGAGGACTATTCGATCTTCACGGACGAATGGGGTTACTGACCGATTGGACACCGTGTCCAATTCGTTGCAACGGGAACATGAACAAGGGGTTAAGTGCTACCGGCACCCTCCCCCGGAAAGGACTCCGATGATGACAGCACTTCAGGGGCTTGGCAGCCCTGCACGGCACTTCAAACCGGTCGCGCGGGTCGTTCCCGATCCGCTCCGCGACCTCGACGCCGGCGAACGGCTGGCGAGCATCATCGCCAAACGGAACGCGAGCATTCAGTGCGCGCTCGAATCGCCGGCGTGGGCGTCGATGTACTACGCGAACCGCGCGGACTTCACCGCGTTGTCGAGCTTCACGAGCGAAGCCTCGCTGTTGCAGGGCCAGAATCAGCAGCCGTACATCCCTGCCGGGTTCTTTGACGGGCCTCGCGGGTTCGGCCGCACGCTGACCTTCCAAGCAAGCGGCGTGTTCAGCACGACCGGCACGCCGACGTACACGTTCCAAACCCGGCTCAGCACGACGGTCGGGGCAACCACGCTCTCGGGCTCGTCCATCGGCGTGTCGGCGGCGATCACGACCGGAAGCGGCGTGACGGATAAGATGTGGACCCTCGAACTGAACCTGACGTGCAACACGCCGGGGCAGGGGACGGGCAACACGACGCTGAACGCGTTCGGCTGGGTGCGGTCGGGCGGCTTCGCGGCCCCGTACGAGTACCCGCTCGAAGTCACGACGCCGGATACGGCGACGTGGACGCAGACGCTCGATGCGACCCTGACGTACTACTTCAACCTGTCCGTGACGTGCAGCGCAAGCTCGGCGTCGAACGCGATCCGCTGCAAGTCGCTCCGCGCCTTCTCGTGGAACTGAAATGCTCGTCGGACCTCCGCAGGCAGGGGCTCCGTGGCTGTTCTCTTTGGAGCAGCCGCGGGCCGACAGCAACCCGGACCTCATCACGATTCCGGCCGACTGGAAATACCGGCGGCCGGAAATCGTTTTCGGGCCGGCGTTCCCCGGCGCTCCGTGGTCGGTGGGACCGGGTGCGGGGAGCCCCGTTGATCCGCCGACACCGCCTCCGGTTCCGCCGCCTCCCCCGCCGAACTTCGTCGGCAACGACAAGACGTTCATTGCGTACTGGCCGCAGCGGCTTCCGGTGATCGAAGATCAGAGCGGCAGTTTCGTGCCGATCGACTCGCGGCTGCGGCGGTCCAGTGAAATCCTCGCAGACATCGCGAACTCCCTGATGCGTCAGGGCCAGTTGGTCAAGACGGGAACGAATTCGTGGACGATCAACGCGCCGGGGACGGACACGAACGGGCTGACCGGCACATTCAACAGCGGCACATTCGGGAGCGGATGAAATGGCGCGTCAATTCCTCACGTCGCTGACGACCGTGGACGGACAAGTGACGGGTGGCGTGTTCAGCCTCATCGAGTTGAGCGACCTGCCGGCGAACGCCGACACCATCACGATCGGCGAGGCGATCACCGCCGGCGATTCGTCCGGCCGGCTGCTGTTTGAATCGCTGACGGGCACATTGGCCGAAACATCCCGCTATCGAGTGTCGGGGACGACCAACGCGATCATCATGAATCCGGGGACGGAAACCGAGGTTCCTGACTTCCCCGAGTTCGCGAATAACGAATGGGCGATCGTCCTCGACCAGACGACGGCGTACGGCGCCACGATGGAAGTGCGTGGCCGGGACAAGGACGGCGTGCTGTTCTACTACAAGCCGCGGCTTGCGTTCGGCCTCCCCATCGCGGGGCCGGGAACGGCCACCAACGACGACGGTTCGGTGTGCTACCAGAACTTGGGCGGCAACCTCGACCAAGCGGCCCCCGGCGTGTTCACCTACACCGAGACGAGCGGAATGCTCCGTTCGCCGTCGCACGTCACCACCGCGGTCGCGGCCCAGACCGCCGCCGACTTCAACAACTCCGAAGTGGCGATGTGGCTCGATGACACGGCGGGCTCGCCGAAAGTCCACTTCCGGGGCAAGGACTCGGCCGGGAACGTGTTCGACGTGTATCCGGGGAACGGGCTCGGAACCGTGACCTCGGTGAACCTGACGGCACCTGCGGCCGGCATCACCGCCTCGGGCGGGCCTGTGACGACCAGCGGGAGCATCACGCTCGCGCTGGCCGATGACCTCGCGGCATTGGAAGCCCTGACGGGCACCAACACGATCTACTATCGGTCGGGTGTGTCGACGTGGACCGCGGTTACGATCGGATCGGGCCTGTCATTCGCCGCCGGAACCCTGACGGCCACGGGCAGCGGCGGAAGTGTGACCTCCGTGAACCTCACGGCTCCGGCCGCGGGGATCACGGTGTCGGGCGGGCCGATCACCACGAGCGGGAGCATCACGCTGGCCCTCGCGGACGACTTGGCCGCGGTGGAGGGGTTGGCATCGACCGGGATCGCCGTCCGTACGGCCGCGTCGACGTGGACGACCCGGACGCTGACCGGCCCCGCGGCGGGCATCAGTGTGTCGAATGGCGATGGCGTTGCCGGCAACCCGACGCTCGCCCTCGCCAATGACCTCGCGGCCGTCGAAGGACTGGCCTCGACCGGCATGGTGGCCCGCACCGCATCGGATACATGGACGACGCGAACGATCGCCGGCACGGCCAGCCGAGTGAGTGTTGCGAACGGCGACGGCGTTGCAGCGGCTCCGACCATCGACATCGACGCGGCCTATGTCGGCCAAACCTCGATCACCACGCTCGGCACGATCGCGACGGGAACGTGGTCGGCGACGACGATCGCCGTGGACAAGGGCGGCACCGGGCAGACCAGTTACACGAACGGGCAGCTTCTCATCGGTAACACCACGGGCAACACGCTCGTCAAGGGCACGCTCACGGCACCCGCGGCCGGCATCACGATCACGGGCGGCGCGGGCTCGATCACGTTCGCACTGGCCGACGACTTGGCCGCACTCGAAGCACTCAGCGGGACGAACACGATTTACTACCGCTCCGCGGCGTCGACGTGGACCGCGGTCACAATCGGCACCGGGTTGTCGTTCTCGGCGGGCACGCTCTCGTCGACCATCACGGGCACGGTGACTTCGATCAACGTGTCCGGCGGAACCACGGGGCTCACGTTCAGCGGCGGGCCGATCACGAGCAGCGGCACAATCACGATGGCGGGCACGCTGGCCGTCGCGAACGGCGGCACCGGAGCAACCGATGCAGCCACGGCACGGACCAACCTCGGGCTCGCCATCGGGACCAACGTGCAGGCGTACGACGCGACCCTCGCCGCACTGGCCTCGCTGGCGTTCACCGGGAACGAAATGCTTGTGTCGACCGGTGCCGATCTGTTCTCCGTCCTGTCGCTTGCCGGCAACACGTTTCCGGCCCGCAACTCAGGCAGCAACATCGCGGCGTACCAGATCAGCGACTTTGGCCTGTCGCTGGTCGACGACGTGAATGCGTCCACAGCCCGCACGACGCTCGGGCTCGGCACGGCCGCGACCCAGAACACCGGCACGAGCGGCGCGAATGTCCCGTTGCTCAACGGTGCGAATTCGTGGTCCGGGGCTCAGACGTTCCTCAACAGCAGCGGCATCAAGATCCTCGACACCGATGCCAGCCACACGCTCGGGATCGTCGGCGGTTCCAACCTGACCGCCGACCGGACGCTGACCATCACCACCGGGGACGCAAACCGGACACTGACGCTCAGCGGGAACGCGACCATCAGCGGCACCAACACCGGGGACCAGTCCATTTCGGGCGATGTGAGCGGATCGGCGGCGAACCCGATTGTCACCGCGTTCCGGCTGTTCAGTGCGTGCTCGGTACTCGGCCAAGCCGCCAACTCGATCGGCACGCCGACGGAGATTGCGGCCGCGTCCAACGGCACCTACCTCACGCGGCAGTCGAACACGCTGAGCTTCAGTTCGATCGCAGCGGCGGACCTTCCGACCATCGCCCTGACCGGCGACGTGACCGGCTCGGCGTCCGGTGGCTCGATCGCCACGACGCTCAAGAGCATCACGTCGTTCACCGGGGCCGATCCCGCATCCGCGGACGAACTGCTCGGGTACGACGCCTCGGCGACCGCGAACCGGAAGTTCCAAGTGGACCGGCTGCTCGGCCTGAGCCGGCGAGCCCCCGGCGGTCGGTTGACACTCAGCACCGGCGTCCCGGTGACGACCTCGGACGTGACGGGCGCGACGACGCTGTACTACACGCCCTACCTCGATGATGTCATCACACTCTGGGACGGTACGCGGTGGGTGACGGGCACGTTCGCCCAAACCTCGCTCGCCCTCGGCACACTGGTCAACGGGCACGCATACGACGTGTTCGCGTACCTCAGCAGCGGCACCGTGACACTCGAAAAACTGGCGTGGGGCAATGCCACGGTGACGGTGACGATCGCCAGCCCCGGCGTCGTGACGTGGACCGGGCACGGACTCGCGACCGGCAACGCTTTCATCTTCACGACGACCGGAGCGCTGCCCACGGGGCTCAGCGCGAACACGGTGTACTTCGTGACGAAGGTCGACGCCAACACCTTCAAGCTGTCCACCTCGCTCGCCAACGTCGCGGCCGGCACGTTCATCAACACGAGCGGAACCCAGAGCGGCACGCACACCGGATACAGCCCGACCAACCGGGCGACCGCGATCACGATTCAGGACGGCCGTTATTGCAAGTCCGGCGACAAGACCCGCCTGTACCTCGGCTCGTTCTGCGCCACGTCCACGTCCGCGACGGAGGACTCGATCAGCAAGCGGTTCGTGTGGAATATGTACAACCGCGTTCCTCGCCCGCTGTTCAAGGCGGAAACCGGAACGGCGAACTGGAGCTACACGACGGCATCATGGCGATCGGCGAACAACAGCACCGCGAACCGGGTCGAAATCATCCGCGGCCTGAACGAAGATGCGGTAATGCTTGAACTCCTGTCGTCGTCGCAAAGCAGCGCCGGCGCCACGACCTCGGCCGGAATCGGGCTCGACTCCACCACGGCGCCGACCGGGGCCAGCCCGCTGCTTGGCGGCGGCGGCGTGGCGTACTACCAGAGCGGCACCGCGGCTTACGACGGGTTCCCCGGACTCGGCTACCATTGCTTCCAAGCTCTCGAATACGGCGGGACGAGTGCGAGTTTCTTCGGGAACAACTCGCCGTTCCAGTCGTGTGCCCTGTACGGCAATGTTCTCGCGTAGGAGCCAGCCATGCCGATCGTCTTTGAACAACCGCAACCCCTTTCCCCGTCCACCTCGGCCGCGTTCGGGGCCGCCTCGCAGTACAACCGCTTGGCTCCGACGATCGCGAGCATGGCGGAAGCCGCGGGCCGGCAGCGGCTCGGCGCGTACGGGATCGCCATGGGCTCGTTCGATCGCGCCATGGACCGCACGTTCCAGTCCGACGAGTTCTCGAAGAACCTCCAGTTCCAAGCCGACCGGTCGGTGCTGGAGGCTCAGACGCACCTCAACAGCGCCGCAATTCAGGGCGAAATGCGGATGCGGGCGCAGGCTCAGCAAGCCGAGTTGGAACAGTGGCAGAAGTCGCAGGACATCACCCAGAAGGAAGTGCTGCGGCTTCAACACCTGCAAAGCGGGCTCGGAGAAATCGACCAAGCCGAGGCGTCCGGCGTCCTGACGCAGCAGGAAGCCGCGGAGGCCCGGTACGCGATCCGAACGCCCATCGAGCAACTGAAGGCCCGGCAGATGATGACCGAGCAGCGGCACATGGACGCACAAACCGCTTCGCTTCGGGAGCAGACCAAGCGAACGTCGATCCTCGCGCAAGAAGCCGCCGAGTTCGACTCCAAGACGGCGCAGCAACGGCTCGCCGAGGTCGTGAACCCCGTCGCCCGGAAGCAGGTCGAAATGGAGTTCGTGGCGGCCGGGCTCGGGATGCACCCGAACTTCGACGCGCTCGTGGACGCCGAGACTCGCAAGCGGCCGGGCGGGGTCGAACACTGGCTGCAAATCGCACCGGGCAAGTATGAACGCGTGTTTGAGGGAGGCAAGCAGGACAAGGGGGCGAAGGAGAAGCCATTCAGCGAAACCGCGGCGGCAACGGACGCGCTGGCCGAGGCCGAACTCGCCTTCCCCGACGACGTGACCAAAGACGGCAAGGCGTACGCCAGCCCTGAGCAGCTTCGGAAGCGGAACGAGTACGCGACGAAGGTGTTCGAGCGGAAGCGTGCCGAGGCCGGTGGCCCGCCGCCAAGCGTCAAACCGACCGGAAACACGGCAACGTCCGATTCGCCAGTTGCGACCGGAAACACGGCAACGTCCGATTCGCCAGTTGCGAAAACCGGCCCGCTTGCGGAACGCATTCAAAAGGCGCCGCAGGAAATCGTGATGCAGCAGTTGATGGAACTCGGCCAACGAAACGACATCCCCGAACCGATCAAGCAACAGGCCGCGTTCGCGCTTCAAACCGCTGCGAACATGGTTGAGAAGGCAGGCGGGTACGATAAGCTCAGCGACCAAGAGAAGAAACTGTTCGACCAGTATCAGCGGGCGTACAAGACCATCGTCATGCAGACGGCGCCGCCCACGGTGCCACCACCACCCGCAAGGCCGCGTACCGATCGCGGTGGGTCCGGCTCGATGAGCGAACCGCCACGGAGAAACTAAATGGACGATCCGTTCGAGGCGCTGAAGCAAGTGCAGCCGCAAGTGGCTGGCGATCCGTTCGAGGCGCTGAAGCGAGGTGAGAAACAAATCACCTCGGACTACGTGGACGAGCAATTCCGCAAAGAACGCTCGTGGACCGAAGTCGAACCTGAGTTGACTTCCGCGGGCGTCGACCCTGAGCCGTTCCGGCAAGACTACCAACTTCGCGAAGCCCGGAAGATGCAATCCGGCGAGGGCATCGGCGTTGCCGAATCCCTCACCCGTTCGAGCATCCCGTTCGCATCTGCGCTGTACCGCGGGCGCGAGAATGACAAGTACGCTAAAGCGCTGTCGCGGTTTGAACAAGGCAAGGCGACGGGCGAAGATGCGCTCACAATCGCGCGTTACGAGCGAGTGCAGCAACTCGATGCTGAGCGAGGCCGGACATTCGGCGGGAAGATGGTCGACCTGTTGGGCGCGATGCCGGCGGTGATCGGCGAAGCGTACGCCGGCGGCAAGCTTCTTGGAGCGATCGGCAAGGGGCTCGGGATCGGCGAGGCGGCAAGCACGGCGGGGAAACTCGGCCAGTTTGCCGGGCGGCAGGCGGCAATCACTCCGCTCATGCCCAGCCTGTACTTCGACCAAGCGCAGAGGCGGAACATCGAGCAAGGTCGCAACCCGATGGACGTTCGCGGGTTCCCGACTCCGCTCGGCCTCGCGTACGCGCAGAACCTCGTGCTGGGTTCGATCACCCGCACCGGCCCGGTGACGGCGGCCACGGGCAAGGTGCCGACGCTGGTCGGCCGATCGCTGGCCCGCGGTGCCGTGGGCACGGCGGAAATGGCGGGCGTCGACGTGGCCGGCGGTGTGGCCGACCAATTCCTCACGGACGCGTACAAGACGAACACGCGGTTCGGCGTGATCGGCCAGTTGGCCCGAGGCGAACTCGGTGAAGGCTTGCAGGACGCCGCGGTGTCGACGCTGGGCTTCGCGCTCTTCGCGGCCCTGCACGACCGCGGCCCGACGTATCGGAACCAGTCGCAGAAGCCGGGCCTCGTGTGGGCGCCGTTCAGCCGGCCCGAGGGGACGGCACTCCCCGAAGGCCCGCCGTCGCGACCGGGCGACGGATGGCGCAGCAAGGCCGCCGACTCTCCCGTGGTCGAGTCGTTCGTGGATGCGATCGACTGGATGAAACGCCGGGGCTACAGCGCGGACCAAGCGTCTGCCGCATTCAAGGACATCCACACCCGCGTCTCGGACTTCTTGGGCGCCAACCCGGACGCCAAGCCCGCCGACGTGAAGAAGCTGTTCGAACGCGACCCGGTGGGACCGCTCCGCACGTTCGCCGAACGGTTGGCCGATGCGATCCCCGAAAACACCCAAGCGAAGATCGTGCCCCGGCCCGAACTACCGGCCTCTCCGAACGCCGCCCCTCCGGTCGACCCGAACAGCCGGCTGGGCAAGGCCCAGACCCGCATGAAGGCCGCCGAGGAAGCGTTGCAAAACGTCGAGCCGGTGAAGGGAGCGAAGTCGGCCGCCGACCGATCCCTGCGGCTTCGCAAGATGGAACGCGCCTCGAACGAGTACGACGCGGCCCTGAAGGAACTTCAGGCGGCCCGAGCCGAAGAACAGGCAAAAATGGACACCGTGTCCAATCGGCCGGAAGCCAAGCCAAAACAACAGGTTCCGCCACCCGGCACCCCCCCCGAGGCTGTTGAGAAACCGCCCGTTTCCGCCGAGCCGGAACCGGCGACATCCGACATTTCCGCGCAGCGGCCCCCAGAATCGCCCCAGAGCGAGGCTCCCGCGGAGGCGGCTCAACCCCCGGCCGGGCCGAAATCGGGGCTGGGCGGCTTTACAGCGACGTTGGTGGAGCGGTTTAAGAACCGCGGGCGGATTCCTCAGAAGGCACCGGAGCCACCCCCGGCGGCCCCGGCCCCCGCGCCGGCGCCGCCCCCGGAACCGCCGGCACCGGGCGGGCTGGCGGCTCAGTTGGCCGAGTTGCAGGCCCAGCGGCGGGGTCGTCAGGCTTCGCCGGCGTTGCGGGCGCTCACGATGCTCGGCGAGCAGGCGGCGCTTCGCCGTGCCGGCAAGTCGGCCAACGACGCCGGCGACGTGGCCCCGCGGACGCGGCTGGATGCCGAAATGGCAAAGCCGATGATCGAGCGGGTGTGGGACAACCGCGTGCCGGGCATCCGCACCGTGGTCGGCGAAGCGGTGGACAACCCGACCCCCGAAAACATGAACCTCGCGCGGGCCGCGGTGGAGTCGTTCAAGCGGATCGCGCAGGCCCGCGGCATGAACGTGCAGGGCGCGATCGACCAGCACTTGCCTCGCTGGGCGGCGATGGAGGCCGAACAACAGGTCAAGGATGCGGTGCGTCGGGCACCCACACGGGAGCAGCGACAAGAAGAGGAACTGAACGCACGGGGCGCTGAGTTCCGCGAGCAGCTTCGAGCACAGGAGGACGTGAACAATGAAATTGCCCGTCAGCTTTCCGAAGGGCGGCGACAAGGCCGCCCAGCCGAAGAAGTCCGCCGCGAGGTCGAATCCGTTGTTCGCCAAGCAAATGAGGCTGCGAGCCGCGCAGGTGCGGGCGATCCGCAGCACGGGCAACCGGCCGCCGCGATCGGCCACGAAACCACAATTGCCGTCCCCGGCGGCAAGCCTCTCCCCGCCCGATACGAACTCCGAGAACTCGACTCTGTGACGGCCAGCCACAAGGCGGACCCGCCGCACAACCTTCTCGACCGGGTGAAGTCCGGCGACTACCCGCAGGGCTTGCAGCCGCGGGATTACTCCGTCGCCGGCGAGGTGAATAAGGTCTGGGACGGCGCCCGCACGATGGAGCCGCGGTACTTCGTCTCAGATCACCCAGACGCCACGAACGGGCCGCCCTCGATCGACGCCGAAGGGCTGGTCATCAACGGCAACGGTCGGCAAATGATGCTCGAAGCGTCGACGCATGTCGGGACGTACGACAAGTATCGCGCCGAGTTGAAGAAGAAGGCGGGCCTGTTCGGGTACGACCCGGCCGAAGTGGACCGCATGAAGCGGCCGGCGTTGTACCGCGTCGTCCGGTTCCCGGCGGCCTCGCCCGAAGGGATCGCGTTCGCGCGGGCCGGCAACGTGTCCTCGACGCAGGGGCAGAGTCCGGTGCGGGCGGCCGCCGCCATGAGCGACATGCTCACGACGGAAATGATCCGCTCGATGGACCTCCGCGGGGACGAGACGTTCAGCAAGGCGGTGAACGGGCAGTCCGGGTTCGACTTCCGCATGAAGCTCTACGGCCGGCTGCCGTCAACGATGCGGGACGCGCTGTTCCAGCAGGACGCCACGAAAACACTGACCGCCGCGGGTCAGGAGTTCGTGCAGAACATGATGCTCTCCAAGTTCCTGCCGGCGGACATGATTGAAACGCTGGAGAAGGAACACAAGCGGCTGTTCCAGTCGATCGAAGGCGTGATTCCGGCGTTGATGAAGGTCGCCGCCGACCCGCAACTCGACGCCGTGAACCTCGCCCCGCAGTTGGAGGAAGCCCTCGGCTTCCTGATGCGGAACGACCGGGTGCAGACCGCGGCCGATGCCTCGAACCGGCTGGATCAACTCGACCTGTTCAGCGGGAAGGTTGCCGAATCGCTGACGCCCGGCGGCCGTATGATGCTGGACTTCCTGCTCGACAAAGGCGAATCGTCGAAAGTGTTCCGTCAGGCGATCACGAAGATCATTGCCGGCGAGCGGGGTGCGGCCGGGCTGTTCGACAACCCGAACGCCCCGTTCGACATCGTGCAGAACGCGGCTCGCGTGATGGGTGTGAAGGAGCGGCCCGGTGCGAAGTTCGGCGGCCCTCGGGGACGCAAGGGCGCGATCAGTCTGCCGACATGGGACGATGTGAAGAACTCGAACCTCGCGAAAGGCATTCAGACCGCCGTCGACGAGTGGACGAAGCTCCGGGGTTCGATGTTCCCCGAAATGAACCGGCTCAACCCGCTGGTCGCCGACAAGGCCGCCACGCTGGCCGCCGCGGTGCCGTTCGCCGAGGCCGCCACGCATTACGTGATGAAGGCGGTGTTCGGGCCGATCCCGCGGGCCGACCGTGCCAAGTTCTATGCGGCTCACGTCGAAAGCCGACTGAACTACATGGCGAGCCGCGGGCTGAATCCCATCAGCATCATCGGGCCGGACTCGCCGCTGAAGTCGCAGGCCGAGTACACTGCGGTTCTCCGCTCGCCGGGCTTCAGGGACTACCTGAAGCGGTGGCAGCAAGTCGTCGTGCCGATCATGAATAAGAACTTCTGGGACTCGCAGGGCATCCCGCACGGCACGCCGATCGCCAACTCGACCCAGATTCCGGGGTATCCGATCAGCCTCGTGCGTATCCGGCAGGACGGCAGCACGACCTCGGTCGGCCGCGGTGGAACGCGGGTGCGGCCGGAGCGCGTGACGCAGCGGCGGCTCGGCTTCAACAAGGCGGCATCCGGTGAATCGCCATTCGGGTACGAACTGGACCCCGAGAAGGCGCTGCTGTCGGTGTTCGAGCAGGGGATGCAGGCGGCGGCCCGCGCCAACCTCGACCGCACCATCGTTTCCACCGGCGTCGGGAAGTGGGCTCAGCCGGGGCAGCCGGCTCCCGTGACGGCCCGCGGCACGCCGATGAAGGCGGTGCGGCACGTCGACGCCCAGCAGGGCACGCAGGCGGTGCCGAACGCCAAGACGTTGTTCGTCGATCCGACGATTCTGGAGAGTTACCACAACGTCATCGGCGTGGGGAACCAGTTCCGCATCCCAGTCGGCACGGCGATGCTCAGCGCCATGACGCGGGTCGCGCTCGTGTCGACCGTGGAGGCCGCCTACCACTCGGCCAACCTGATGATGCAACTCACGAAGCCGAGGATGATCCGAAGTGTCGCCGCCGAACTGCTTGAAGCCGGCAAGTCGATGCTCAGCGGCAAGATGCCGGAACTCAGCGAGGGGCAACTGAAGCGGCTGATGGGGCTGGCCGAGGCCGGCTCCACGAAGGCGGCCGGGTTCCAGACCGGATTCCTCGTGCCCGACTCCGTGGCGAAGAAGTACCCGATGCTGCGGATGATGGACCCGACCCGGTGGGGTGCGTCGTTCCTCGACGCCGTGGACAGCGTGATCCGGCTCGGGTCGGATCGGGCCTTCCGCTCGCTGGCGAAAGACGGGATCGTAGCCGACACGGCGCAGAACAAACGGGACTTCCTGAACTCGGTGGGCAACTACATCAAGGACTCCCAAGCGTTTATCGTGCGGGCGCTCCGCGGCTCGGGCATCGGCCCGTTCGCGACCGCCAGCACGAACACGCCGATCCACTCCATCCGGTCGCTCTGGGCCTCGGCCGGTCTCACCGCCACCTCGCCGGCCCAGCAGCTTCGGCTTCGTGCCCACGTCCTCGCGAAGATGGCGGCCGGCGTCGGTACGGCAATGCTCATCAACTACCTCGCCCACGGCGATCCTCGCGGCGACGAGACGATCCCGTGGGGGGCGTTGAAGGTCGGCGAGCGGAACGGGCGGTCGTACTACGTCGACCCGCTGCGGTTCATGGGGCCGCGGCGCGGGCTTCACGTTACGGGCCTGAGCGCCGTGCTGGAGGGCAAGAAGCTCGGGGCGAGCGATGCCGCGATCATCCACCGGGCTCGGACGGATGTGCAGCACGCGTTGCTGCATCCGGCGATGGGACCGGGTACCGCGACCCTGAACACGCTCGCCACCGGACAGAACGCGATCGGGGCCAACGTCGCCGGCACGCCGCCCGAGGGCGGAACGCAGGAATGGGAGAACATCAAGGCGGCCCTGAAGAACATGAACCCGTCGCTGGCTCAACTCGTGGGTGCCGACCGCGTGAAGCCGGGCGAAGCGATGCCGCTGCTCCCCCTGACCGGGAAGGGAGAGGGCATCATCGGCGACTTCCCCGAGGATTCGGACGCCGGCGAGAACGCCCTGAAGCTGTTCGCTCCGTACCTGCAAAGCAGGAAGCAACTGCCCGAGGGACAACTGCGGGGGTTCATGGAGAAGGAAGCCCTGCCGCAGATCGAAGTGCCGTTGCGGCGGGGCGGCCCGAACCAAAAGAGCGTCATCCGCGGCCGTCGTCGGTGAACTTTGCAACGGTGGCCGCCGTCTCAACCGGAGAGGTGTGCCATGAACGACTTGCCGCTGATCCTTCTGCTATGTCGATTCCCCGAACTGACGCGTGCCGAGGCGGAACGCATGACGCGTCAGGTGAGGGTCGACACCACGACCGCCGTGCGACCGCCCGGCACCACGTTGTCCGCGAACCGCAGGTTCAATTCCCGAATCTGCGAGTCGTCGTCGAAAAGCTCGGCGTGCTTCAGCGCGTCGAGCAGCCCCTTCGGTAAGTTGTCGATGTCGCGAACCAGCCGGTTCGGCTGGTAGAACACCGCTTCCAGTCGCAGGAATCCCTTCAGCTTCGGCGGCCTCGCCAGTCGCACCCGCAGCATCACTTCCTGCCGGAACACCTTCGCTTCCGCGGTCAACGCCTTGAAGATGCGTTTCTGCTTCGGGTTCCACAGGTCCAGCCAGTAGTGATTCACGGACGGCGGGAATGGAAGGTCGCCGATGGTGAACTGCTCCGGTTCCGCCGGGAACATGCTTTTCGTCGAGGCCGGCGAGGCGAGCGGCAGAAGCTCGGCGACGGGCGTGCCGCCGATGCTGGACACTACCCCGTTGACGAACACCACGTCGTCGCCCTTGCGGGTCAGCACCCGCACATCCTTCGGTTTGCGCCTCACTTCTTCGCACCCTTCACCGCTTCGAGTTGGCTGCGCGCGAATGCGGTGTAGGCCGCGTGCAGCTTTTCGGCGTCCTCGGTGCAACGGACGAACCCGGCACCCGCGGCCTGAAGGTACTTCTCCCGGTCGCCGGCCGCACCCTCGCGGGAGTCCCGGCCGGACTGGTACGAAAGGAAGATGATGCCCAGCAGTTGCTTCCGCAGTTCGTCGAGTCGAGCTTGGGCGTCGTTCACTTTTCGGCCCTCTTGGTGAGTGCTTCGCTCTGGCCGGCACAACGATCGGCCAGTGCGAGGATCAGCTTGTGGAGTTCGGCGACGGTGCCTTTCTCCAAGTCCGACACCACGCCTTCGAGGTGCCGTACGCGGCCGTCCATCCGCTTCGCCCACATCCGGACGCGGGCCAGCCGGCCTTCAAGATCGGCGATCCGCATGTCCCGTGGGTCCGTGTGGTCGCCGACGCGGTGCCCCGGCGTGATGCCGGCGTTGTGGGGCTGGGGGCCGGGCGTGTCAATCCGCATGTCCGCTTTGCTCGGCGGCGGAATCGTCGGCTCGCTCATGAGTGGGGCCTCCCCACACTCACAGCACCGCGGAGCGTGGCCGTGGCCGCATGGAACTTCGCCGCTTTCAGCGCGGCCTGCATGACGCTCCACTCGGCGACGGTGTTCGCCGCCAAGCGGCAACTGACGTCTCCGCAAAACACCGCCTCCTCTCCGTCGATTCGCAACTTCCCCTTGCCACCGCACACGCACTCCACCGGCTCCGGCGGCGGCTCCGGGAACAGCCGCCCCGTGGCCCGCCAGTGGTCGAACGCGGCGACCATGACGGCCAGCCGGTCTTTAGTGCAGTTGAGATTGTCCACGAATCCGAATGCGGGAACGGATCGCTCGACGATGCTCGCTACGCAGATCCGGTCTACCCACACCCGCTGCCATCCGCCATCTTCTTCGCACTCGATCCTCGCCGGGTCGATGCCCGGAACGCTCAGTGCTGGCTTGTTCATGCTTGCTGCTCCGTTGGTTTAATCGAAAAGGGACGGCGGTTCTTTGGCCTTGCGCTCGGCTTCCTTCTTTTCCCGAGCGATCTTCTTCCGGTTGGCGATCGCGACCGTGCAGGTGACGAAGTGCGATCGAAACACCTCTTCGTCGTCGTACGCCTCTTCATCCTTCTTCAGCACGACGGCCAGCCCGTCGCGGATCACAATGTTCCCGCCGAACTGAGCCGGTTGCGGGTCGATCGGGATGGACTTGCCCAATGGCGTCTTGAGCCAACGGATCGAGTGGTTGCACAGCCGGCAGGGCGCGAGCTTCGCCATGAATTACTCCGGAATGGTGTCTTGGGCTCGTTCGGCATCCTTGCTGCGCTTCCAGAAGTCGTGACTCCGTTGCTTGGCAAAGCCGTCGCTGGAAGCCGGGTGCCCGGCCCGCCAGTAGGGGCACATCGACCGCCGGCAATTGTCGAACACGTCGTCCGCGCTCACCACGCCGAAGTCGATCAGGCTGCCGCACTCGCCGCATCGCGCCTCGGTCGCCCGGTCCAGCCCCGCCATCACCGCATCCCGATGCTTCACGATCAGCGGCCGCAGCTTGCCCATGAGGATCGGGTCGATCGTGCCGGGCGTGATCCGCAGGCTCGGTCGACCCCGCTCCATGTACACCGTGGCGTCGATGCTCTTGAGGAACGCCACCAATTCCTCGGCCGACTTCGGCAGGTCTGCTTCCATCTTCCGGCCCCGTTCCTGTTCGAGTTCCTGCTCCAGCCGCCACACGGTCACTCGGAGGTCGTCGTTCGCCTTCTGCAACACGGCCGCATCGACATCCCGCTGCCGTAGGTTGTCGCACGTCCCCTTCCAGTGCTTCACGAGGTCGAACAGCCGCCGGCAGGTGTGTGCCAGCGGGTGATCTTCGTGGGGGGTCAGAATCGCCGTAAGTTCTTCGTGCGTCATGGCGTCCGTGGAATTGGACACGGTGTCCAATTCAGTCGTTGAAGTTGGTGCGTTCGAGCATGGAAAGCATGTCCTGAATCCGCTTCGCGATCGGCCATGTCGCCTTTTTGTCGTCCATCACCACGGGCACGTCGTACGACCGGGCCAGCCGCATGAGGTGCGTGCCGACCTTCGTGGTGAGCAGGGCCAGCACCGCCTTTTCGAGATTGCGAACCCGATGGCGAACCTCGCGAACACGTTCCCGGTGCGGATCGAATTCGTTCTGGGGTTTCGGCTTCTTCTTGGTCCGCTTCGCCTCGGGCTTCCCGTTGCGAATGTCCTCGCAGGCCGGGCACGGGCCGGACTTCAGCGGTGGAGGTCCGACACGCTTGCAGCGTTCGCAGAGCGGAGCGGTCTTGATGATGTCGGTGTGAGTGTGTTCTTCGAGCAGCTTGTCCCGCTTCACGGGATCGCCGGCGGCGTGGGCGTCGAGTGCATCGACCAGCTTTTCGGCCCGGCGTGCGGTGCGTTCGCTGACCTTCGTCGCACCGGCCACGCGTTTGATGACGTCGCCTTTCTTGTCGCCGACCAGCCGCTCGAACTGGACCCGCATCCCCACGAGCAGGGTGCGGGTCTGGTCCGTGATGTTCCGCCGTCCGAGTTGCGTTTCGAGCATGAACAGCTTCACGGCGTCGATGTCGGGGAACGATCGCCATTCCACTTCGTACTCGATCCCTTCCTCTTCACAGATCCGGTGCCGGGTGTGTCCGTCCACAAGGTCGCCGGTTTCCAACCAGCCGACCAGCGGCACCGTGCAGCCCTCAGCCAGCAGCAGCCGTCGAAGCGTCAAACGCTCGTCGGCCGTGCTGGGCGGGATGAACTTCGCCAGTTCCGGGTTCAAACGCAACTCGGGCATGTCACGACTCCGGGTTCAGAAACGGGATGCGGTCGGCTTCGTAGAAGAGGCCGACGTTGATCTTCAGCGAGGCATAGGCGGCGTCGAGTGTCGGGCCGTAGCCCTCGACCAGCCACGTCCGAAAGTCGCCGCTGCTCTCGCGTGCCAGTGGCACGCACAGAGCTTGGTATGCGACGAACCGGATCGCGGCCGGTGCGAGGGGTCGATGCTCGAACCGCCGATGCACCATGTCCAAGTGTCGCTGTGACGACGGCGCGTATTTGCCGGATGGCATGGGGAAACTCCGTGGGTGGTGTTATTCGTCCTCGGCGTCCTTGCCGCCCTTCTTCACCTTGACCTTCTTCTCGGCGGTGACGGACACGCTCACATCGTCGTACTCGTACGTCGTGAGCCCCTTCTTCTCCATCAGGGCGATCAGCCGGGACTTCAGTTCCACCTCGTCCTTGCCGTACTCCATGCGGGTGTCGCGAGCCCGCACGTATTCCAGCGCGACCGGGTGAATGTCGGCATCCTTCGCCGGCGCCATGTCGGGAAGGTGCTGCTGCTCGCCCCTCTGCCGGCCCCGCTTGCTCGGAGCCTTCGCCTTCGTCGCCTTCTTCTTCGCCATGAGACTACCCTCCAGTGTGCCGGCCGCGGAATGCGACCGGCGTGATTCAGCGGATGAACTCCGGTGGCCGGGGAATGATGCTCAGGTCGGCCGCCTCCAGCATCCGCACGGCCAGGTCCGGCCGATACCATCGCAGCCGCGTGGCGAACGCCGCCGGGATCGGCTCGGGGTCTGGGAGCCGGCACCCGCGAAGCTCCTGCAACCGAGCCGCGTCATACTCCGCGGGATCGTTGATCCACTTCAGCGTCAGGCAGACGCCGATGGTGAGCTTGGGCAGCAGCCGATCCTCGGAGCTTCCCACGTACGGCACATCCAGCCCTTCCGCGAGGTCGTGGCACGGGTGTTGACACAACCGGAGCAGGTTGCAGGCTTCGTGAGCCCGGCCCTGTTTGACGATGTGGTGCGTGCTGAGCCCGTCCTGCCGCCCGCAGCAGCCGCAGAACGGGTGATCCAGCCCCCAGCGGTGGTAAAACTCTTCATCCTTGCTCGGCGGCTTACGCATGGGTAGGGAACTCCCGCACCCGCAGATCCGCGGGCCACTCGGCGATGTCGCCGCCTTTCTTGTCGCGAAGAGATACGGGCAGGTGGATCATCGTTATCGGCCGCGTGTCTTGGTAATGCGGCTGAACCGCCGCGGCCCCGAGTTGCTTCACGAAACACGCAACACCAGCCGCCTTGCACTGCTCCACGATGGATCGGACCCACTCCACGCGGCACGGCCGGGCACCGGGTCCGCTTTCGCCGCCTACGATCACCCAATTCACACGGGCATCTGCACACCAGCACGTTTGCGGAGAAAGGCACGACTCGCACCGTAGGTATTCCGACAAGTCCACCGGCCCAAGCAGCGGCTCACAACTCAGGAACCGCACCGCAGCGGGCACGCGCAGCAGGTGCGGGATGCGAGCGTCCGCGGCGGCTTGGTTCTCGACGGAGGTGCCGAGCCACAGATTCTTGCGGATGCCGCCGCAGCAGCCAACGTCGTCACACGACTGCCGCGGGTGGTCACAATCCGCGTCCGCTTTCTTCGGCAGCATCCTCGCGATGTTCTCCGGCCGCTTCGTGAGCAGCAGCCAGTCGAGATTCGGCGTGGCGTCGATCAGGTCGAAGAGGCGGCGGCGAACGTCGTCCATCGTGAGCGCGAAGTGGGCGTTCGGCCCGTGGCACATGCCCTCCATCGTCCGCCACGCCCCGCACTCGTTGCAGGCGTGCAGCGCGGCACCGTCGGCGGCGGACATTACCCCCGTCCAGTACTCGAACACGTCCGCGAGGCTGGCGCAGAACACGCGGGGGCGTTCAACGGGGATGCCCTTGATCGTCCTGAACCTCGCCTCCGTCTCTGCCGCCTTGTTCCACTTCAGCGGCTCCTTCCACATCGCCTCGCTCGCGACCACCCGTGTCCCGGCTGCAAGCCCTGCGGGTAGTCGCCGGCCGCGCCACGGGTTCAGCGTAAAATCGCACCACTCGATTTTCGTGTTCGCGCCCATCATGCACCTCGCTTCTTGCTTGACGTAATCTTCCTTGGGCTCGGTGGGCTTCTTCTTCGCCATGACATCCTCTCTGGGGTGAAGCCGGCCGCGAAGTGCGGCCGGCAAGGTGACAGGGATCAGACTTGGACGACAGATTCCGGATCGTTGCAGACGACGGCTTTGATCGCCCACATCGCCGTCGTTTCGAGGTTCGTGAGGGCCACCGACTTCTCACGGCTGGCCGGGGCCGTCTCTTCGATCAGGTCGTGAAGGTCGCTGAACGCCTTCCGCAGCTTGGCGATCTTCTCCAAGCCCTCCGCGCCGGGCTTGTGGTACGCGTACGTTTTCTGGGCCATGTTCCTCTCCGCGCCGACCGGCCGACCCGCGGGGTGGCGTGCTTCCGCCAGAAAGGCGCGCACCCGTTGGGGGCCGGTCGGCAGGACAAATGTAGTTGGTGAGCTTCTGGCGGAAGCGTAGCGAGAGATTTAGGCAGCAGTGGGAACAGTGTCAAGTTCGCGCGATGCTGAACTTAGCGACCGCCTTCACGCCGGCCGACTCGAACCATGAAGCAATCGCCTCGGCGAACGGAATCGAGATGCCGCCCTGCCACATCCACATTCCTTCGGCGGTTCCCTGCGGCCCGCCGGTGCCGCTCAGGTACACGTCGACCAGCGGGATGCCGCGACGCGGGCACGTCGCCCCGCGGCTGCGGATCGCCAGATGCGGCGGGGTCATTGGAAGCCTCGTGCGTGGTTGCCGATCTTGCTGCGGTCGTTCTGGCGGAACTCGAACGTCGGGTTCTTCGCCATGCATTTCTTGGCCGCTGCAAGCTGCGCCTCGGGACGAAGCCGGGCGATCCACTCGGCATCGAACTCGTTCAGCCGGCCCGTCTGAAGCAGTTCCACGACCTCAGCGATCATCTTCGTCGGCCGTCGCATGTTTGCGTCCTCGGGGGTGTCGCACTCGGGAGCAGTCTTTCGGCATGGTGTCGTATCGGGACCGCACCAGAGCATCGAGTGATTCGTCGGTGTCATCGGCTTCCTCGGCGTCGAGGATCGCTTCCACCTCGTCCATGATGTCGCGGTGAATCCGCCGGTTGAGGATCAGGAACGTCAGGCTCCGGCTCACCCCGTACTTCCGAGCGACCCCGTGGTATGTCTGGTATGGGTCGCGTGCAAGGTCCAGCATCATCTTCCGCAGGTGTTCCTTCGTGTACTTCCCGTTCATCGTTTTGCCCTCCCTTCAGTGATCCGCGTGCTTCGCCCGCTACACGGGTCGGCGCGCCCCACCCCAAACCCCTCCCCGTGGGTTGGTGTGCGTCAAGGCCATGCACTCAGGGGTTGCGGAGTGGTCCCCGCATGGGTTGGCGATCCGGCTGGTGAGCCGGCCCTGAATGCCGTGCCGCTGTCACGCTGCGGCTTCTTGCCTTGTGCGGTGCGTAGGTGATTGCTGTCGGGTCGACCTGACCCTAAGATGGGTTCAGGTTGGTTTAGAAGCGACCTCGGCACCTTCGCACGGCGCGCCGGGGTCGTTTCGTTTACTGGTGTACTCTCGCCATTCGCCGGCGTCAACTCAGAACGCGATTTCCCGAATCCATTCCTCCTCGCACTTCGAGCAGTGCCAGCCGTCCTTGCTGTCGTTCACCGCGCCGCAGTTCGAGCATTTCAACCGGCGGCAGCACTCGTCGAAAACCTTGTGCATCGCGTTCCGCAGGTCGTCCCACGTCAACCGCGGGCCGTCCGCCTGCTCGCGTGTCATGCCTTCGGCCAGTTTCGCGGCGTCCTGCACGATGCGCTGCTGCACGAGCGGGTCGAGGATGTCCCGAATCCACTGGACCGCCAAGCGGGCGGACTCGCTCGTGTGTTCAGGTGTGCCGATCGGTGCGGCGACGATGACCGCTTCGCCGGCCGCGTGTGCGGTGTAGTTGACGAAGCGAATCACGTCGGCGTTGCTGGGGAAATCGGGTTTAGGTCGCGACATTGGGCCTCCGGGTGAGCTTCAGGTAGGTTTCCTTCAACCGTTCATCGAACAACTCCAGTTCCACGGCGAGTTTGATCGTGTACTCGTCGCGGAACACTCGCTTCAGCAGCGGCGGCAGGCCGCGGGCCGGCGAGTAGGACACGAAGTCCCACCACTGCCGGCCGGTGACAATCAGGCACCCGTGAATCTGCGGCAGGTACTCGTCCGGCACCTTGTCCGCCATGAGCCAAGCGGTGTGCGTCGAGAGCTTCGGGCACTTCAATTCGAGGCCGCCGTCCGGGTCGATCAGTCCATCGGGCGAGCAGCCGAACCGGCCGTCGTCCGTGACGCAGAAGCCGACCTGTCGGACCTGAACCCCGCGTTCCATTTCGTACCACGCGCGGGCCTGCGGCTCGGTTTCCTTGCCGTGGTCCATGTCCTTTGTGCTGGGCCGGTCGGCGAACCAGTTCGGCAACATGCAGGTTGCGTCGGCGATCAGCGAGGCGATGTACCCCGTCTGGGCCGCCGATGGTTGCTTCTTGATCGGCGTCAGGATACGGTCGAACTCGGACGCCGTGGGAATCCCTCGGCGGGCTTCCCACCACTCGGGTTGTCCCTGCACGCATTCGATTTCACGCATCGGTCGATTCCTTCGAGGGTTAGCGGGCCTTCTTCTCGATCGCGGCGTCGGCTTCGTGGAACAGGCCGCACATGATGACCAGCCCGACAACCAACTCGCCGGCCTGCGTGAGCTTGTAGCGGCACCATTCACCCCGCGGCGTGTCGCGCCGGTGAAAATCCGGGTACTGCTTTGCGAACTCTTCGTCCGTTTTGCGTTCGATGAGTCCGCGCTTCACCAACGCGTTTTGGCAGGCGATCCAGTTGTCCGGCACATGGATGTTGCCGGGGTAGATGCTGCGGTCCCACTGCACGCCGTCGGCCGTCGCGCAGAGATATTCGAGCATCGTCTTAGACAGGTTCAAGTTGAAGCCGATCCGCATGGATGACTTCTTGAAGTGTTCCCGCCACTCCTCGGCCTTCGCCGGGTGCGGCAGGATGTTCTTCTTCTTGCGGTAGTTGCGTGGCATCATGACACCACCTTCAGCAGTTCGCCGGCGAGCCAGCCGATCTCGTACGCGGTCGCGGCCGCTTCCTCGGTCACGGTCTTTGACTTGAACTTCGGGGCGGCGTCGATCACCTTTCGGATCGCCTCGACCCACTCGAATACTTTGTCCTTGTCGGCGAGCCGGGCCTTCCGATCCTTCTCACGCTCGGCCGCTCGCTTTGCTTCCTCGGCCCGCTCCCGCTCGGCCCGTTCCTCGGCTTCCCGGCGTTCGCGTTCCGCAAGCTCGCGCCGCTCGCGTTCGATCCGCAGCCGTTCGGCTTCCATCCGCTCCCGCTCGGCCGCCGCGCGGGCTTCGGCCGCAGCTTTCTCCGCGGCTTCCAGTTCGGCCCGCTGGGCGGCGAGCTTGGCGTCCAGTTCGGCTTGCTCCTTCCGCCGCTGGGCCTCCTCGGCTTCCTGTCGTCGCCGGCGTTCGGCTTCCAGCCGTTCTTCCTCGGCCCGGCGTCGGGCCTCGGCCGCCTGCCGTTCCGCTTCCAGCCGCAGCCGCTCGGCTTCCATCGCCTTGCGTTCGGCGTCCAGCCGTGCCCGTTCCTCGGCGAGCTTCGCCTCCGCGGCCTTTCGCTCGGCTTCTTCCTTCGCCCGGCGTTCGGCCTGCTCGGCTTCGTACTTCTTCCGCCGTTCCTCTTCCTCGGCTCGAATCTTGGCCTCTTTCTCTTCCCGCACCCGCTTGTCCTCGGCGGCCCGCTTGTCGCGAAGCGGCTGCTCGATCGCGTGGATCTTCTCGCCGATCTTCTCAGCCTCGGCGTTCACGCGCTTCACGAACTCGCGAGCCTCGGCGGTGTAGTCCAGCCGGGTCCGGTCCAGCGTCGTGCGGAGCTTGGTCAGCGTGGAGAGCGCGGACATGCCACGCTCGTAATTGTCCCGTCCGCCGGCGAACTCGATGTCCTTGAACTCGTCGGCCAGCTTGGCTAATTCCGCTTCCGTGGGGGTGTACTTCACGACCCCGAAACTCGGCGAATTCGGGGGGGGGTTCCGATCACTCATTCGGTGTTACTCGGTAAGGGGTTGCGTTCAATTGGACACGGTGTCCAATCGGGGCTTGTTGAGAACCTCCACCTCCGCGTCGGTCGGGTCGGCGAACTCGACTGCGCAGGTGAAGCACAGCACAACGCTTACGGGGTGCGAGGCCATGACGGACGCCTGATTGGGTCCGATGAATACCTCCGCTCGGCAGCGTTGGCAGTTGCTCGGCGTGGAGCCGGGGCGGGGTTGCTCGTGGCCCATGCCCCGCAGGTGGTCGCGGGTCGGGCAGGTCATGATGGCTGGGCGTTGCGGGTCGATCATGTGGCCCTCTTCGGTGAGGCGTCGAACGCGACTTCCCGGCGTTGCAGTTCGTCCATGATGCGAGCGCGATCGACTTGGAGGATGGCGGCGAGGTCGGACCATGCGGGCGACTTCGGGTCGGCCGGCTCGACACCGGCGTACTTCAGAAACGCGCCGTAGTTGATCGTGCCGCCGAGCTTGGTGAGAATCCGGCGAATCTCGGCAACGTCCGTTTCGCTGATGTAGTCCAGTGCCGCGCCGTCGTTGTCCTCGTCGGTCACGACGATATTCAGGGCCGCACAGAGCGCGTACCGCTTGGCGTAGCTCAGGGCCGCCCCGCACGCTTGGGCGTCGGACATCATGCCCGCGCTGATGGGGATGGAGAACTTCCGCTGTTCAACGTGGATGCCCACGCGGATGTTGACCGTCACTTCCATGCGCTTTCCGCCCTCGGTCGTTTGGGTGTCGAACGAGAGCGCGATTCCCCAGCGTTCGAGGTGCGGGCGGGCGGCCTTCATCACGTTGTCGAAGCTCGCGTACTTGTACGAAAACTTCGCGTCTGAGTTCTTGTACTTCACCTCAGCCGTGCGGCTCTTGGTGATCGCCGGCATATCGGCTTGGAATCCGGTGATCGCTCGGGCGAACTGCTCCGCGGCCTTGTTGCGGTCGTCGCGTTCCTTCAGGTCCATCAGCTTGCCGAGTTGGTCCGCGCTGACGTTCAGCGTCAGGGCTTTCTCGATGAGGTTGAGCGGACTGATGTCCGGCCGCACGATGGCGGCCGGCGTGGGGGTTGGCTGGGCGAGCTTCTTCTCGCAGTCGATGCAGATTCCGTCCGCCAACGGGCCGGCTTCCTGTTCCGGCCGCAAACAGATTGAACACGTCACGGGTAATCTCCGTTAGGGGGCTCAGATGTCGTTCACGGCGGCGCGCCGAGCGTGGAAGTGCTGGCGGAACTCGGCCAGCACCCGCGCCCCGGCCTCGGCATCCGATTCGATCCGCAGGGTATCGGCCTCGTACCGCAGGAACGCGTCGCAGTGCGGGCACGCGGTGACGCCGTGTCCGGTCGCGCTGTCGACGGTGATCGCGCCGGTGCACTGCGGGCACGGCTTCTGTAGCGGCGGCGGCGTGATCGCTTGCCCGAGGTGGAAGAGGGCTTCGACGGGGTTGTCGCTCAGGCTGGGCGACTTGTGCGCCGTGTCCACCACGAGCAGGGGCGACCCGTCCGCGGTGGTCGTGTCGGTGTGATCCTTCACCAGTGCGGCAATGAATCCCTTGCCGTCCGGCGGCTCCGCGGGGTCGATGATGACGACGCCACGCGCCCCCAGCCCCCGCGCGTGTTCCAGCAGTTCGGCCACGGGATCGCCGCCGAACAGCTTGCGAAACATTTGATTCACGCCCTTCATGAAATGGACTCCCAACACCCGCCGCGCCGCCGGCATGGGTTGCCACACCGGACGCGCGACGGCGCGACGGGGTTGTTTCGTGGTGGTGATGGTGTCGGTGTGGCAACCGTGGAAGGGAGTGTACGTAGCAGCGGCCGCGCTCGTCAACGACGGAAGGCGCGGCCGCTTGGGATTTGTCTGCGGGTTGTAGCGATTATCCGGCCCGGCGGGTATGACCGTCGTGTGACCGTCACACGCGTTTTTCCCACGGCTCCGGGGTTCCCGGCAGGTCGGCGGCGTCGTCCGGGTCGATTCCGGGGCAGCATTCCCCGCACCCGGAGCCGCCGCAGGTGTCGCAATCGTACTCTTGTGTCGGCTCGTCCGGCTCGTCGTCATCGTCCGGCAGTTCCGTGAGGTACTGCGGCTTCCCTTCCGGG